ATTCTGGAAACGGGATCTCTTCGTCGCGAAGCCACCAGCGCTCCTTCAGGCCGCGAAATCCAGGCACGCGGAACTGGATGGTACAGGCCACCGCCTGCCCCGCGCGCACGATGCAACCTTCATCGACCCTGACGGCCGGAGCCCAGCCACGCAGCTTGTCGTGCGCGACCACGTAGAAGCGATCACCGGGCTTGATCAGCCGCTTGCGCCAATGGGTAGTGTACCAGCCGTATTCTTGCCCGGTCTCGGGCTCGCCGGCGGCGTCACCTTCCTCGATCCATTCTTCCCAGAAGCCCTTGGGGCAGGTGCCGACGAGATCGGTCAAGACTTCTTGCCCCACCCGCCGCGGGGGTCATGCGGGTGCAGCTCCTGCGCCGGCTGCATCTCGAACAGCACCTTGGCGGCTTCCTCGAAGAACCTCTCCGAGCCAGCGGGGAACTTCGCGAACATCTCTCGGTACGTCTCGCGCATACGGACCCCAACCTCGGTCTCGTAAACCGCTTCAGTGACGAGCCCGGCAAAGATCTCGATCTCTTTGGTGATTTCCGCATTGGTGGGCTCGCGGTTGTTCCGCAAATATGCCGCGAGCACCGCGGCGGACAGCACGATATGGTTGGCGCTCGCCATCAGGTGATAGAGGTGCTGCATGGCCCCTTTGCGCCCTTCTGGTGTGGATAGATCAATCTCCTCCGGCGTGGTGTTCTGCTGCGCGCGGCTCCACGGCATACGCATGGGGTGTCTCCTTAGATCAGTTGGCTCAGGAACAGGCCCGCCAGCACCACCACTCCGATCCCCTGGATTACTGCGGGATGCCGGGTCCATAGCCACAACGCGGCGGCCACAGGCACGATCACCGACACAGCGAGCGCGATCACACCCGCCTGGAGGGCCATGGCGGAGACCAGCGCATCGCCGCCCGCCTCGGCCAGCACCATGGCCGTCCGGGATGTCGCGACGTGCAGGATCATCCGATCGTAGGGGAGCGGTAGTGCGACGAGAATGGCGGCGATAAGCCAGACCAACTGCATACCCTCCGGTGTAGAGTCACTGGCCGATTTTCGCAATCCGCTCGATATAGGTGCGCAGCCTGGAGGGGTGCTCGCCGTAGGCCCGACGCTTCAAAGCGTGCCAAATCAGGTACTCGGTGGCGTCGGGAGCCCACAGAAAACGGAAAGCGCAGCAGAACAGCCTTGCGGCTCCGCTGAGCCGGTACGCGGCTTCTGCGGCAGCATCACTCAGGCGGCTGGTTCGCATGGCGTTCAGGCCCCTTCTATGGGACGATGGGTCAGGCTCACTCACACGCGCAGAACGATCCGCCCCGCTTTCGGTTCGGCCTGTCACGACCTCGATATGGTACCTCAAAGCCGCGATGGCCAAAGCCAAAGAGGAGCGCGAGGCGCCGCCGCCAAAGACCACGTCCCTGCCCTTCCAATCGCTATCAAGGGTGGAGAGCGCGCCATTGACGATGTCAGCGTGGTTGATGTTCTCTACGAAGTCGACAAGCCACTTCTGTGAGACCAGAAAGTCGTCGCTCACGGGTTCGGCCATCTCGCTACTCCAAAAATGGTGCCCCTGGACGGACTCGAACCGCCGCAGCGCCGGGTTAGAGTCGGCCGCTCTGACCAACTGAGCTACAGGGGCTTGGCACGGGACCTCCAACCTGCGAGCTCAGTGAGCGGGCGCTCTTCTTCCAGCCATTGCTCGACGCTGGGAACCAGAGATGCTCCACCGAAGCGCTTGAGGTTGTCGGCTATTCGTGTCGGCTTGGGCGGGCTCTTCGCGGTTCGCTCGATCGTCTGGTACGCCCGCCCGCGCAGCATCCCGTAGGCAAGCTGGGCATGACGTGAAGCTCGGCGCACCTCGATGACGCGATGCCGGTGGAGCCCATTGACGAGGGTGGGTCGCGTGGCGGCTTTGGCCTTGCGTTCCTCGTGGCGGATAATCGTTGCCTCGGCGGCAAGACATCGGATCTTGACGCGGAGGTATGCCAGTTGCGGATTATTGGGGATCTACGTCATGGGTCGTCTCCTTTGTGAGATAGAGGGCTTTTGTCTCGCCGGTTAACTTGCCCAACTTGCCCGTGGTGGTGCACCGCGCTTACCAAGGCTAACCGGCTGCCAGAGCCCCTACAACTGCCGCTGTCTGGAGCGGATTCTACCAAAACCCGCCGCGCTTGATCAAGCGCTATCGTCGCCCTCGACCGTGGCGTCAATTGCACCGGCATCAAGACCTTGTGCGAAAAGATGAGCCTGGTAATGCAGGAAGCCAATCACCTCGTACATATTATTGAACTCTGTCGAGCCGTGGTGGAAAGCGCCGTTGCTGCGCTCGTAGGCGTATATGATACTGGTGATCTTCCCTTCGCGGGCCTCCTTGAGCATGCGCTCCAGCCGCTCGATGGTCTCCGCGTTGCGCGTCTGCTGCAGTGTGACGATGCGAAGCGTGGTCGGCTCGCTCACTTGCTGGGCTCCTTCCTGACGGCTGGCTTTGGCGCAGCAGCGGCCTTGGCCTTCTGCGCTTTGATCGCGGCGTCTGTCTTTTCCTCGGCCAACTCGATGTCCTGGTCGCCCTTCTCCTCCGCCCGCTCCATCTCCGCGGCGTGCTCCTCGTTCGTGCGCCGCTCCTCTGCCGCCCAGGAGGCTTGCCTGCGCCGTTCCTCGGCGACGAAGGTACGATCTGACCTGGCCTCCTCGGCCGCCGCCTGGGCCTGCTCCAGGGCGAACTGAGCCTGCTTCAGCGTGAGATCCAGCTCGGCCTTCTGCGCGTCGATCTGAGCCTTCTGCTGGGCCAGCGCGATCTGAGCCTCGGCCTTCGCCATTTCCGCCTGAGCCTTGCCGGCGTTCGGGTCTTCCTGCGGCGGGAGTCCGCTGGTCTGCATGAAGGGATCGGTCGCCATCGCTGCCATGATGGCGATCTGGTTCATCTGCTCTGGCGATAGCTCGGGTGGTTCCTCCTGGTCGGCCATGCCGCCACCGACCGCGGTCGGGACGAACGGGATCTGTCCCTGGCTGACCTGCATGAGGCGGAGCTGGTACAGGAACGCCGTGTGCTCCGCCATGTGCGCCATCATGATCGGCCCCATGATCTTCTGCACGTCCGGGTTCCCGCCGAAACCGGGGTGCTGCATGAAAGCCTGGTGGACGGCGATGTGCGCCTCGTGGTTCTGCTCCGGGAACGCATGGGCCGGCTTGCCGCTGACCATCAGCATGTTCTCGGTGACGGGATCGTGCGGCTCCGGCGCAATGGCAGGCTTTAGAACTTCGTCGGGGTCTTCGACCTTCAGCGCGCGGAGCATGCGCTCGTGCACCGGGCGCTGGTGATAGAGATCCGGGGCTTGTTGCGCCAACTCCAGCAACGCCTGGGCGATGGCAATTCGCTGGTGCCCCGAGAAGATGTTGGGGTCTGAGACCGGCAGAACATCGACGCGCGCATCGAAATCCGTCGCTGCGATCATGCGGCTGTCATTGCCCAGCCCCAGCTCGTAGGGGTAGCCTCCTTCCTGTGGAAGGTAGCGCTCGTTAAGCTTGGCCAGGAGCCGGTATTCGGCCCGCTTGCTACGGTGCATCCGCTTGTGGATGCCGGAGAAGACCTTAGAGCCCTGCTCGATTAGGGCCAGCGTGGTGCCAACCGGGCCGGTCGTGGTCCCGGCACCCGTCATGGCATCGGTCGTGCTCGTGAAGCTCTTGCCCGCCTCGATCAGCATGCCCAGCAGCTTGAACAGAGCTTCGCTGGGCGGTTGCCGCGGCGGCGTGAAGAAGCCCTTCACCAGCTCCTCGAAGGTGGCATCCACCCGTTTCCAGGTGCCCATCTCGATGGTGAGAACCTCGGACTTGATGCCAGCCGCGTCCTTGCTGACGAAGCCGCCCTGCATGTTGGCCCACGCCGCGCTGTCCAGTAGGGCGCGTAGTGCTCCGGTTGCCGCCTCATTCAGCGAGCCTATGACGTGCAGGAAACCCATCCCGTAGAAGCCGAGACCCGGCAGGAACCGGAAGGGAATGAGGTTGACGGTCTTGCGGTAATTCTGGTCGTCCTCCTCCCAATTCCGCACGATCCGCAGGACTTTCTGGCTGTCCTTCTCGACCGTGATCACATAGGGGAGCGCAAGCCCGGTCTCGACTTCTTCGCCGCCCTCTTCCTGCTTGACGTGCTCGAAGCCGGGAAGGTTGTAGTCGACGTAGAATTCCAGAATCGTGTACGGGGCCTCGTCCATCTCGTCGGTCGGCGTCGAACCCTCGGCTTCGTCGATCGACTGCTGGACCTCGCCGCGATCGGTGCTGTCCTGGGCGGGCGGCGGTTGCAGCTCACATTCGAGCCAGTAGCCCGAGAGCATCTCGAACTTCACATCGTTCGCGTACCGCTCGAAACGATGGCAGAGACGCGGTGTCGTCATGGTCGTGGTGGCGGAGTAGGGCGCGTAAACATCCTTGCCGGCGACGTAGCGCGAACACCGCACGCCGAGCCTGTCGTCCTGGTAGACCTTCTTCCAGCCCATGCCGTCCAGGGGCAGGCGCATCATCAGCCGGTCGTCCTCGTCCTCCCATGACGGATCCGCCTCGGTGATCTGGTAGTTCATGAAGTCGCCGACACGCTCGGCCTGCTCCTCCTTCTCGGGCGAGGCGTCGCCCACCACGATCGTCTTGACCGGGCCAGCGGCCGGGTACAGCTCGTCCATCACGCGCGCGTTGAACTGGATCACCGCCTCGGAAATGATCGGATAGACGACGGTGTTCGCACCCTTGAAGGGGATCGCGCTGTCGGGGACAGGGACGTAGCCGACGATCTCCATGCCTCTGGCGAGGCGGCCTTCCCACTCCTTGCGGGCCTCGGCGTCGCGGTCGAACGCTTCCACGAGCTTCTGGCCCACCATGGCCAGGGCGTTGGAATCCTTGGCTTGCAGGTATTCCGCCAGGTTGGCGTAGTGGTCGGTGGGAACGGCGACATCCTGGCCGTCTCCTTCGCCATGGAGGGTCGCGGAGCCGTCCTCACCGTACTCGATGGTGCCATCGGCACTCATTTCCGGGCCGAAGTCGACCATGATGTCGCCGTTCGCCATAGCGGATTATCCCTGCGTGTCGGCGGCAGGCGTCGGGATGGCACGCAGCCGGTCCATCAGGACGTGGATATCGGCGTCTCCCTCTTCGAGCATGCCGAGCTGCGCCTTCTGGACCGCCGCAACCGTGCGTACCGCATTGGCCAGGGCGTCGAGGTAGCCGGACGCCATCGCCTCCGGTTCGCCCATCTTGATGTATCCGCCAGTGGCGAACCGCTCGACGCCATCGGCAGCCAATGCTTCGAGGCCGTCGTCAGGCTCGCCGTGGATCGGCCCGACCTGATCTGCCTTGGCTCTTGGTGTCATCCGTAAACCCTCAGCTTGTCCCGGCTTGCGGGAGGTGGAACGAAACCTTCATCTTCCACAGGTTCGACCCTGTCGTCTACCCCTGGGATCTCAACCCGATGTCGCTGGCGCAGCTCGATCAGGCACATGGAAACCGTGTCGGCCCAATCGTCATTTTTACCAAACGGAGCCTCGCATGTCTCGTTGATGACATCCTCGGCCCACGCCTTATCAGCATACCACACCGCGCCGCCTTCCAGGGGAACTGTCGAGGCCCACAGCCTAGGCGTCTTGCCGGTATTGCGCGCCCCAAGCAATCCCACCGGGGGAAGCCAGAACCGCGTCGGCAGCCCGCGGTTGCGCCCTTCGCGGACTAGCCAGGCCCCGCTCGCGCGCTTCTCGATGTAGACCCGGTCGACGTTGAACTTCTTCACGTGGTCGTGCATGTTGTCGAGAATGCGGTTGGGCTCAGCGATCTTGTCGCGCCACGCCTCGATCAAGATAACGTTGGTCAGATGCGCGTTGTGGAACAGCCCCCATGTCGTGCGGGCCGTGTAGTCGTCGTCCTCAGACTCCTCGAAAGCGGTGTCGTAGAACGATGCGATTTCATAACATATCGGAAGCTCGCGCTGGGTCCACTTGCGCCAGTATTTGCGCTTGATGATGTGGCCTTCCACGTCCACGGGCTTCTGCATGTAGAGCGCAGAGAACATGCGGCGGCTCATGTTGCCGCGCGTGCGCGTCAACTCCTCCTTGGACCAGCGCCGCGGTGAGAAGCTATCGCCCTTCAGAAGCTCGCTGTCGTCGACCACGGTGGCATCGTCCGCCGCCACCTCAACCTGCTTGCGGTCGTGGCCCTTGTAGTGGAAGCGGTTCACCTGAACGGTGGTGTCGTTCTCATGGCGCTTGCGGTCGTAGAACTCGCCGATGTGGGAATACTCGTTCAGGATCTTCGCGGTGCGCATGTCCAGAAACGCCGGGATCTCGATCACACGCCAGCGGTCTGCGTTCGGGTCCTTGTCCTGCAAGTCCAGCAGGTAGCCAGGAAGATCGTCGGCCGCCCAGCGGGTGGAGATGATCACCGCTATATTGGAATTGGGTTGGCGGCGCGTGTAAAAGCCAGGTCCGTACCATTCCTGAGCATGCTTCTTTGCCAGCAAACTATGTGCATCTTGCTCGTTCAAGGGGTCATCTATGATCCCCAGGTTCCATCCCTTGCCGGCGATGCCGCCCGTTATACCAGAGGCAA